AGATAGGAGTTGTATCATTAATTTGATCAGTAACATTTGTACTAATTGGATCAGCGCAACATTCATCATCACCCATTTCATCTCCTTGTGGCTCATATTGTGTTTGAGGAACGTAATGAAGACTTTGAAATACTGTTTCATTAGGAACAGCAAATTCTATGTCATCTCCTGCTTTAATATAAACATTTATATCAATAGGAGCTAACACATCACCTGGTACAGTCAATTCATTCAAAACTTATACACTCAAAACACCATTTTGGTCATCTGCACGATTCGTAAAAGCGGGTCCATTCCTAAAACCTGGATCCAATGTTCTCAATTCTTTTCCAATTGCAAAAGATAACGGTTGAGCCCATCCAACAGCGACAGTAAATTCTTTAGTGTCTGCTATATCAATAATTCTAGTCAGCTGGGTGTTGCTCTCAGGCACTGCAATACATCCATAAGGATCATATACTACACGCAACCTACCCCTATGATATTCTGAACAAACTATCTCAAATCTGAAAATCATAGTGCCTCTCCAAAATTTAAATGGTAAAGCAGCAAATGCACATGCTGGTAAATAGAAATTTGTGCCATCATTAGGATGCAAATTTGGTCTCACTCTAGTTGAAAATAGAGTTTGATTATAAACACCTTCTTGATCCCATGGAAATTGAGTCAAATATGACTCTATTCCTGCGATATATTTGATGGACATTTCATCTTGACCAGCTAAGCCAACGGTTCTTGAATCTATTGAAAGCTCCTGCTTGTTATCAAATGCCAATTTCTCGCAATTATCAAAATCATTTGTGCATGCCATCCGTCCAAAATATTGTGGTCTCATAGGATTAATGTTATCCAAAATTAATGGTTTTGAATAACCAAAGATTTTGGCAACACCTTCAACAACATTTGCCACCATGTGAGTAGCCAATGCATAAGGACCAATAACAGGGACATCAGTTAAAGTTGCACTTATTTTCTTAACATTTGATGCAGTATTCGATATAGGAGCACTCTTATATTCATCTCCTTGCGCAACCAATTTATCCGAATTTCTTTGTGTTGGTATCGATAAATTAATCTTTTCCATATGGGCAAAGACAGTTATTGACAATGCTCCAACTGTGCCATTCACTGTTTGCAATGATTGCAGTTCGCGAATATGTATTGCACCGTTTTCAGTTATATCACTGAAAGGAACTATAGCTGAATTACTGTTTAACAAATATGGCAAAATCATTTCTCCACCTTTTGAATTAGTTGGATTTAATAAAATATGATTGCGTTGAGATGCTG